GTCCGGGGTACACCTGGTCCAACCCGCATCTCCGCCAGATTGATCATTTCCCGGCAAGTGTTGGCGATGATGCTGGAGCCAAAGCCTTTGTAAGCCATGTCCGAGGCAGTCATCATGTTTGCTGTTTTTGCGTCCATGGTCGCCTTCCCTGTGTGCTGCACGAGCATGATAATGGTTCCTGTATCCTTTGCCAATGGAACGAGCATCTTCGCCAACCATTCCGTCACATACTCCGCATCGGACAAATCCCCCCCGATGTACATGGAAATGGGGTCCACCCAGAGGATGTCCGGCTTGTGACGCTCAATGGTTCGTTGGGCAATTTTCCCAAAGTCCATACCGACATGCTTCATCACTGTGCGAAATATCAAGTTCTCCTGAAGGATCTCATGCTCACTTGCAGTCAAGTCCATCGACTTACTCACTCCTTGGAATTGTTCTGCCAAATCCCCATCGTCGTTCTCATACTGAATCATGTAACTCTTGAGCGGCTTCATTGTTTTGATTCCAAAGAGATTTTTGCCGAGTCCCCAGTTCATCATGGCTTGCATGATGAGGGTAGATTTTCCAGCTCCTGTCGGCCCAACAAACCCGGCAACCATCCCTTTGCAAAGCCACCGTTCCCCCAAAAGATTGTTTGGGTCGTTCTTTACATCGAAGTCCAGAAGCTTCCTCGGCCCGAACTCTGGACCTTCATCAGACTCATCCTTGGCATCCTCCCATGCTTCATAGTCCCGTGGCCCAATCCCCAGTCCTAAAAGCTTTTGCTCCTGATCCCCGCGGAAGGCTCCAGGAAGTCGGGAGTAGCGGGATGGGTTCTTGCATTGCCCATCAATCTCATACTCTTCGGGAAGAGAATCGTAGATCTTTTGTCGGCGTTGGTGGTACTGTTGAAGATTGATCGCATCAACATGAACCCATGCATGGATCGATTTTCCGCCAGAATCGATGAGGGCCGCGATAGGGAGTCCGGAATTGCGAAGAATCTTTTCCTGCTTCTCTTTGGAGATGTTGTCGGACTCCAGCAGGATGTATCGGTAATTGGTGACATCATCATTCGTTCCCCGTGAACCCCTTTTAATGGGATTGATCCGCACATAGTATCCAGTGACCTCCTCACCCCCATATTCAGTGGGGTGGAGACAATCCGTATCCCCATCAATGCCACCAATCCATTTACGACAGGTCAGATGATTCATGCCAGAACCAGGTTTGCCATCACTCTGCACGGCTTCAATAGAAACGTAGTCTTCCGGATCAAAGCAGTACGAAAGGAACCGTTCAGTATCGTTGGGAACGTCTTCCTTCTTCGGGACGGACCTATGGAACTTACGTTTCCCTACTGCATTCCGCTCCAGTCGGGCATCGGCCTTTCCTAGCTCAGACCGAAATAAAGCATTGGCTCGTTCGATTTCAGCATTACAGGAGTCATGGAAGCAGTGAATTGTCGGGGGTAGTTCGTCATGAATGCTGACACGGGTGTCTTTGCTTCCTGTCGGAGTTCTGTGTAGAAGATGCCCTGGGCATAAGCAGTACCCCGTCTGAGAATCCTGCCAATCGATATTACCAAGAATGTTTCGAGCAATCTCTTTGTAATCTGTTGGCCCATCATCTTTCGTCCTTTTTCCTTCGATCTTTACTTTCACTTCTTTCCTATTGTCTCACTGATGAATCTTGTTGCGTCTTCGAAAGTTGCCATGCCGGGGTCAGGATACCGAAGTTTGGTCAATAGCCTGACTTGCTTTGGTGTGGCCAATCCTTCACGTTGCCGAGTAAATAGTAGGTCCAGTACTTTGGATACATGCCCCCGGTTTGATATCCCGATATCATCCATCCCAAACTTTGCCAACGATTTCAATTGCCCCTCAGTCGGCGGCAGTAATTCCCATATGGTTTCCGGTTCGTAGCTGGCGACATCCGGGGCATGGATCAAGTTTAGGCAAAAATCCATGGCGTCCACGATCCGGGCTTGCTTCCTACGATTGGCTTCCAACTCTTCCCGAAGTCGATCCATGTGATCAGCTTCTGCTTCTTCTTCCAACTCCAAAAGGTCGCTGCCTTCTTCTTCCATATGTTCATCCATCAACTCTACCATCTCTGGCTTGGAAGCCACCAGCCGAGCCGGAGTAATGAGCTTATGGCGATCTGTAAGGAACATTGGATCAAGTAAAAGTAAATTCTCTTTACCCGGGTAAATCCGGGTTCCACGCCCTATGCACTGCTGGAACAAGCTCAGTGACCGGGTGGGGCGTAGCATAAATACGCAGTCTGTCGGCGGGTGGTCCCACCCTGTGGTCAGAAGACTCGCATTGCAAATGACTTGGGCATCCCCCTTTGTGAATTCTGGCAATGCATTGCGATCCACTCCATCCACATGCACCGCGTAAAGCCCTGCCCGTTCACAGGCATCCCGGAATTGTTTGGATATTTCGATCAGTGGCAGAAATACCACTGTTTTGCGATCCGCAGCATGCTGCACCAGTAATTGGGCGGCTTCCTCCAAATGTGGCTCCAGTGCATGCCCAAGGTCATCTTCCCTGTAATCACCGTGCTTTGTGCGGACTCCAGACAGGTCAATAGGCAGTGGTACGGACTTGATCAATATCCGGGACAGATATCCTTCACGAATGAGGCGTGGTAGTCCAATTTCGAAACTGATCTTCTCAAAGTACTCCCCTAGTTGTCTTCGGTCCTTCCTCCACGGTGTTGCCGTCAGACCCAGAACCTTCGCATTCGGGAAATGATTGAGAACTTCCTGTGCTTGTGCTCCCAGCGTATTTCGGTGTGCCTCATCCACAATGATGATGGAGAAATGATCATTGGGGTACTTGTAGAGGCGGCGGGAGATGGACTGCGTAGTGGCAACGACCACTTTGTCGTTCGGAGAGGCATGGAATGATGCTTGTTCAACACCTACTCTCCTCCCTGTGTACTGGTGAAACTTGTCGGCATTCTGGCGAACCAATTCCTTCGCGTCGGCGATGAACAAAGCTCTCCCGTTGGCTTTACTCATCAATGCCGATGCGATGATCGTTTTTCCGGCCCCCGTCGCCGCGATCCCCAGGATGCGTTGATGCTCCCAGAGATCGCGTTTGACGGCGTTAATAGCCTCTTGCTGGTACGGTCGAAGTTCCATCAAGGAATTACCTTTTAGAAAGGAACTGAATCATTTTCTTCGTCCTCGTTCTCAACCGGAGCAGGAGCCGCATGGTTTTTCTTTGCCTTTTCTTTCGCAGAAGGTGCGGAGTCCGCAGGGATGTAGTAGGCGATGCGGTTGACCTTTTTCTCCTCACCATCCTTCATGTAGGTGTCGATCTTGAGGTGAACCCAGCAAGTGGTCCCGATAAAGTCGGTGACATCGAATTCAACATCCTCGCCTTCTTCGATCTCACCTTGGAATGCCGAGGCGAACTGCTGCCATTTCCATTCCAAAGACTCCATAAACGGAATGGTTTCAGGGATTTTTCTGGAGGTTCCATCAACAAGGAATTCCAGTTTGGCCATTTTATTGCCAGACTTACTTGTGCCTTCGCACGCAGTGGCGAGGAGAACTTTGTAGTCCCCTTCTTCCAATGGTTCGTAGGACTTTGCTTCTTTAGCTTTGAATGATACTTTCATGTATTCGTGTGTGTTTAGGTTTGTTTGTTATCCTTCCAACTTGGAGGAAAGGAATCCGATGACATCGGCGGCTTGTGGCTTGGTCAGTTTCGACCACATCCCGGCAGGTCCGTCAATTTTGTAGAACTGCCAAAGCTTTGTCAGTTGCTCAGGCTTGTGCCCCAAATCCTCGACGCATCGCAACCAAAGGTTTTTGCAGTTATTGATTTGCACTTCTGTTGCAGGCTCAGGAGTAGATTCTTCGGTGAGCGGATCGAAGGGGATATCATCCTCCTCCTCTTCTTCTTCCAAAGGCTGGACGGGTGCAAACTGTGGTTCCGGTTTTGGTTTTGCCTGCACCTTCTTTGGTTTTGGCTTTGCCGCAGCGTCACGCTTGTATGAGAAGGCTGGAGCAATCGCATCCCACTCCATTGGAAGAATGTCGTCGAGTTCGTGACGATTCTTTGCATCATAAGCCGCAGTATGGGTGGTGTACAGTAAACGCTCTTTTCCGCCAGCGACAATGTTTCCACGGTCACCTTCGGTAATGACTGTCTTGTAGTTCATAAAGACCAGCAGATCCGCCCATTCTTTTATCAGCGGAGAAACATGCCGGGAGAGCTTGAGTTCGTAGCGGTCATAACTTCCAGCCCGACCAGGATCTTCATGTTTCCTGCTGATACTGTGAGCCAAGATCATAACGTGCATTCCTGAATCCACCAATGCGTCCAATTTGCCGAGCAGACGGTCAAAGAGTTCCTTCACGTAAATGAACCCCTTGCCGTACCCAAACCCTTCAATGCCATCCTTGTTATGGATAGAGCACAGGTACTCAGTCGCCAATTTTTCAGCCCAGTCAATGGTATCGATAACGAGCGTCTGATACCCATGGTGATCTTTGGTGAGATCAGTGACCGCAGACTCGATATGTTCCCACCCGTTGATGTCGTCAATTCGATCAACTTCCAAGTGGCGTGTGCCGCGTTCAACGTCGATGAACAAAGGCTTTGGAGCCCATGTACCGAACGTGCTTTTGCCAATTCCTTCCGGTCCGTAGAATACAGCCCGAACAGGTGCGGAGATTTTTCCTGATGATATTTTCATTTGTTTATACTTCTTTCAGTGTTGGTGCGTTTTGTTTGGTTGTACCAAATTCTTTACAAAGCTCATTTATGTGTTGAGCTATTACCATTGGAGGAGTCCCCGGAGGAAGTCCTGCTTTGACAATTTCTTCCACTCCACTGGTGGCGATGGAGCAATATTTTCGGAAGGTGTCTGAATCGCATCCGTAATCCGCAGCAAGTTTCTTATGGAGTCCCGGCAGGTTGTTGAACACCCTGGCTACAGAACCCGGCTTGAGGAAAAACCCATCGTACTCGACTCCAGCTTCGATTTGTTTCTTCACATAACCTTCGAATGCCTTTATGGTCTTCGTCGCGGCTCCAGTGAGCTTCTTGTCCCTAGCGAACAGCTTCAGCACTTCCGGCACTTGTTCGTCGGGCACGTCACCCGGTTCGATTTTACCCTGAAGTAGGGCATCGCGTATTTTTTCAGCGTTATTTGTATCCATTGTTTTTGAGTTCCTTTACTTCTTTCAGTTTTTTGAGTTTTTCAAGAGCTTGACGCTCCCATTTTCTTATTGTAGATTCTGGTATTCCTGTGATGCGGTGGAGTTCCCCACGGTTGAAAACTCGCCCAGGATGCATGATCGCAGCCCATTTATGCAATCGGATCAACCGATCATCCCTTGGCCCCTCGTCAAAAGGTTCCGGCAAGAGGGTTTGCTGCATCGGATTTGCAGCATGTTTCGACCTTCGATCCAGGCGACCCTTCACGTCATTCGCTCCTCCTGTTTGTACCACTTTGGAGGCTGGGTCGGGTTGAGTTGCACTACCTTCACCCGAATGCCCACCTTGTCACCCCATGCCTTCTCGACCAGCAATTGGGCAACTTGGTTATCATCCTCCCAGAACTTGAGGTCAGTCATGCAATCCTCCAATGTCTTCGGAAAGTTTGTGCAGTCTGGCTTGGTGTCCTTCCAAAGCCACCCCGAAAACTTGTTGCTTTTCTTTTCTGACTTACGCCAGGGGTAGACATAACAGATCTGGAGTTGAAGTGGACCCGTCAGCATTTCCTTTGGGGCATGCTCCTGCAACAATGACCAAAACATTCTTTGCATTTGCTTCCCTGCACTGGTCTTCTTCTTCCCCACGAACTGTTTGCCAGTCTTCCGGTTCTTCAGGATGGTGAGCCCTGCTTGGTGGGTGCTGGTCGGTGGTACGACTTCTAAGAAGAATTCAATCATGACTCAATTGTGTGGAATGCTATGAGAGTTTTTTCAATAGTCTCTCCATATTGGACCAATTTATTGAACCAATCATCCATTTCTTTCTGTGATTCAAATCCTTCTGCTTGGTAAAGTGGAATGTCTGATTTCCTCCCACAAATATAGTGCATTGAGCCATCCCGATACTTTGAGATACATATTGTCCAGAATCCTGTGACCTTGATTGCCGCTACATCTTTATGCTTGGATCGATAAGGCTTCCCGCTCCAATGGTGGAGCATTATTGGTGTATTTACGGGCCATGGTTTATCTCGGACCGTAGTGGTCTTGATTCCATCTCTCACTTTGTCAGCAAATCTGATGTCTAACGGTCGTTTAATCATGTTATCGCTTGGTTGAGGTTGTCGCAAATCCACGTACTCAGGCTCTTCCCTTCTGCCTGGGCCGCTTTTACGTAAGCGTTCTTGCTATCCATCGCCACTCTCAGGTGAATGTGTCCTTCCTTTACTGGCGGGGCTTTGTAGCCAGCAAGAAAAGAATCCACTATCTCTTTCTCTTCGTCGGAAAGATACCGATACCGGGCAGCACCTGGAGAATATAGCCTTCTGACGGCAAGAGCAGCAGGTTGGGGTGTCCAGCTCGCAAAAAGCCTGACCTCCGATTCTGGACCACAATAAACACCTTCCTGCGTATCATAAAGTGAGTTTTGTGGTGGCCCGACAAGTCGGAACCGATTGTTAATATTGATCGCAAGCATCATTTGACCTCCATTACTCCACTGATCTTGCAGCGTGGGAATTGCTTAGAGAAAACTTCACGAGACTCCTCTTCTGTGTCGGCACTGATCATTTTTTGACCGTGATCAATATGACCGAACTCAAAGGGTTCGTACCAAAACACCAACCACTGTCGTTTCGGTTTTTGGAAACCCCGGAAGAGACATCCAAGTAATTTGAGTATTCTGTTCATAGTTTGTTGAAAGTGATGCACCCCGACAGGCGGTGGTTTTAGATGACAATAGAGACAATAACCGATGAGGGTTGTTGTGATGCCTGCCAGGGTGCGAAAGTTAAGATCGTTTCGTGGTCAAGAAATACACCCCTACCAATAGAAGGGATATACCTGCTAGATATGTGAGGATGAAGTAGTCTGCGATTGTCATGATCGTTCCTTTATTCGTTGTTTAATGAGGGCAATAGCCTCCGCTGTTGGGGTCCAGTCGTTCCAGAGTGCTTTTGGGGTATCCTCCCAAGCCGCATGAAAAGACGTGACATTGAATTTACGGCGTACGCATTCGACATACAGATCGTGATACCGATCAAATAAATAAAGTTGCTTATCGTAGAAGAACCGCACATGACCCGTCCCCAAAGTGAACTCAGTCGGTAGGTTCTCCAGCTTGCCCTTGCCAGAGGTTATCGCATTCGGGATGCGTTTGATCTCCCGATGCTCGGCAAGTAAGTGCTTGTCCGAGAGGTCACGGGGAGGGATTCCTGCGTTGATGCGTGTCATTGGTAGTACTTTATGAGTTCTTCCGCTTCATTTTCGGTCAGGTATTCAGTCTCCCTGCTATGGTAGACCCCATCATCCCATGTTTCGGGATCAAAATTTGTTTTGATGTAGTCTTCGACCTCATGAGGTTGGAGGACCATGTATTGCTCATGTGAGCTGTTTCCGCCTTTTTGCCACGCGTTGATTCTGTAGATGGTGTATTCTTTTTTCATGGTATAAAGTTATTGGTGAAGGTTTATATTCGTTACGCAACGACATCGACATGAAGGTGGAAAATTGAATCAACACCATTTCTTTTCAGTTCATTTTGGCCAATAGACTCCAAGCAGTCTCCGGTAACATTGTCAGACAGATCATCAATGTAATGGTAACTCAAAACCAAGTTACGACCGTTGTCGGTTGTAGTTAGTTCGCCTTTTTGTGCTGCTGCGATTTGCTCCGCTGTTGGGTTGATGATCTGAGCAGTAGCGGTATATTTTTCAGGGTGATCGTAACCAAATGCTGTAAATGCTGGTTCTACAGCAGATTTAATTAAAAGGGTTGCTTTAGGGGCTGAGATAATTTCTGTAATATTCATTTTCTGTCTTTCGTTTTGGACTTCCTGAAACCGTCAGGTCGGTGAGGTTTGTCCCTCAATGTGGTTAGAATATCCCACACTTATGCACCCATGTCAACACTTTCTTGAAATTAATTCAAAAAAGTTTTCAGCCCTGTGTTTATCGGACTTTACGCATGCGTCCGCACCATTCGCCCCATGCATGGCGAAGGAATTTTCCGAACTTTTCCGCAAATTTTGGAGCATTGCACAAATCGCTGTCTTTTATTTTCTGACGCAGCCCCTGCTTCATCTCCAGTAACTTCTCGCGATTTTCCGCCAGCTCCATTGCCTTTATGAGATATCCTGACTCACTGCGGGTCACCAATTCCGGCAATCCAGCCGCTTCGAGCAGAGCCCGACCCACTTGAGCACAGTGGCGTGCACCTGGTTCATCTACCATCGTTACCACGGGTACACCCATCCAGAGTGCTTCGCAGGTCGTAGTGGTTCCGTTGTAGGGGTACGTATCCAGAGCAATGTCAATGGAGTTATAGGATGCCATGTGAGTCAAATTGGAAGGCACAAAGCCCAACAACTTTACCCGGTCCATAGGCATCCCTTGCTTCTCCAATCGCTCCAGGAATCTCTTTTGCATTTCCGGATCGCTACCGCTACGGCACTTGAACACCATCTCCGAATTCGGTACTGCCTCTAGGATATCACTCCAGAGCCTCAAGATGGTTGGCGAGAACTTACTGGGCTCACTGAATGTACCGAAGACGGTCTTGCCTTCCGTTAGGGAGTTCCTGATATGAATGCGGTCCCAGCTCGGCTCCGGGGTGTAGCAAATGAAAGGATGTAGCAGAATCTCCCGCTCCGTGTGGTAATGGTAGGTCGGGGCATAGGTGTCGGTGATCCTCCAGTCCATGTTATTGAGCCCCGTTGTATCGGGATACCCCAACCATGTCACCTGTACGGGTGCGGCCCTTCTTATAAATACGGGCAGTCGATTCTGTGCTGTATGCCCTGCGAGGTCTATTAATATGTCTATGTTTTTGCTGATGACATAGTTATTAACAAACTCCATTTCAAGCCCATGAATACGGTAGAATTCATCCACATTATTCTTCAGTACATCAGTTTGGCGATCCTCCTTTTTGGGGTCACGGTCAGAGAAACAAATGAACTCGAATTGCTCCCGGTCGTAGTGCTCAAAAAGTCCGTTGAGAAAAAAGAAAACCGAGTGTGCGTAAAAGTCCGGTGAGACAAATCCGATGCGTAATTTCTTCTTTCGGTCCGGTTCATTCGGGAAACTTAACACGTCCCGATCATTCACTGCATGTTTGCGTTGGTAACGCTGGTGGTCGATGTAGAGACCACGGTGATCAATGTCATCACGGTACTGTTGTGCCAATAGCCAATTGCTGTATGCTGGAGACGATTCCGGTCCAGTAGTCATCACGATCTCCTCAAAGATCTCACAGGCATCGAAGACATGCCCTTGGCGAAGCAGGTCGCAGGCCCGTTGGTTTTCTTGCTGAATATTCATCCTTCGCCCCCCTGAAAGTGTTTCTGCATGGCTTTGTAGAGCTTTACCAGCTTGGCAACGGTGAGCGTCTTGTTAAGGGTCTGTTCGACCGTCTTGCAGAATTGATCAAACTCCGCGGGATCAACACCGGAAAGGGTGATCTTCGGCACTGCCTGGTCACCGACTTGGAGCCAATACTGATTGCTCCCTTCGGGGCGACCGAGGATAGGGTGTCCTTTCACCGCCATGTCATGCAAAATGGAGCAGACTTCTGGTTTATCCAGTTTTTGCTTACTGGGGCATCCCTTCGGAAGTAGCGTCAGCAGTTTACCTGCGTAGAAAGTAAAGAAGGGTTCATCGGAGACCTCCGCACGGTGCTTTTGCAGCTTGTAGAGGTCATTGTTGAGCATTTGCCGCTCTTCGGGGGTGTAGTCCATCACTTCGATCCTTTCTTGTTTTTCGCCCGGTCCTGGGCGAGTAGTTGTAAAATGGCGAGTCCGGCCTCGACGGAGATGGTGGTCCTGCCGGACTCCCGGCAAGCGACGGTCTCCCGGCGAACGTCCAGTTTCTCCGCAACAGTGGCTTGAGTGCCGAGTTGTTTACGGATGTCCTTGTATTTATCCCTATTCATAAATTCTCGATCCATTCGTCTTGTTCAATTGGTACTTCTCGTTGAGCCCATTGGTAGAGTTCCACCATCAACCGGGAGTGATAAACGACCTCCAGGGGGCCGAAGAGGGTAAGAGCACCGCGATCCACAAATTCGACATGAAGATCCCCGTCCCATTTAATGGTGAAGGTGAAGTAGTCCTCGAAGCTGTAGGGTTTGTTATTGTCCCGCCACTCGAGCACCTTTTGGACATGTCCGGAGACTGAAGCCTCTTGTTTGTCTGTGATGGTCAGCTTGAAGTAATGGAGTTCGCCATCGTGTACGAGAAGTTCGGTATCATTCATACCCCCATCCTTCGAACGTGCCACTACCCCGTCAAGCCTAATTGTTAGGAAATATTACATCGACCATTCCATGCCCGCATGCGCGCGCGGCGTTCGTGCCATTCCAGGGTCGTCGCTCCGCTCCTAATCGCCAGGGGGGATGTAGGCTCACGTGGTGTGATCGTGCATAATGCGTACGCCCTCCGTCGCTCGCACATCGTCCCGGCGTACATGTACACACCAACCCCATGAACCCCGCATCATGTACCCGCACGATCCCGCATAATGCACGTCCGCTCCGTCGCCCACGCGACACCCCCGTACACACGCACTTCCTTCCTTCGAGAACTACGTTCTCTCGAAAGGAAGGGTCGAATATAACGAC